GATGGAGGCACAGGGGCTCTCGACGGTGTACGGTGCCGTGCCCCGCGCCTACCACGCCGGGTTCGTCGGCTACCACCGCAAGGGAACGCTGCCGGGTGGCGGCGTCAACGAGCGGGCGGCGGCCATCCTGGCGATGTCCGCCGACGAGCTGAACCGGCGCGCCGGGAGCTTCCCCGACCACGCCACGATCCCGCTGGACGCCGCGCGCGCGCCGGTGGGCCATCTGATCGCCTGGCCATGAGGAGCGCGATGGGAACGAGGATCCAGACTTTCGGGCCGAAGGAGATCACGGAGAACGGCCTGCAACGCTACGAGTACTACGCCGAGGCCGTCGGCAACAACGGCAGGATCTGCTACACCACCGGCCGAGGGCGTCCGACGCCCTTCGTCGAGGAGCAGGAGCGCTGGCGCGAGGAGACCGGCAAGATCCTGGAGGCACGGATGAAGGAGGAAGGGCTATGGGAGAGCGCGTGAGGCTCAACGACGACGTGCACTACGTGTCTTACGGCACCCCGAACGGCGAGTACACGTCGCAATGCCGGGCGGCGAAGGTCACCGGCGTACCCGTCGGCGCGTTGCCGTATGCCGACGCGGACCATGCTGAGGAGTGGGACAGCACCGCAGCCGTGGCCGACCTGTGCGTCATGAACCCCACTGGACTGTTCTTCAACCGCTGTCCACAGGACGAGGAGCACTACCGCGGCGGCACTTGGCACCGCCCGGACGGCTGCGAGAACTGAGAAAGGACGACCCCCCGTGCACACTCGCCTCACGATGATCATCCCGAGCCGGGGCAGGCCCGCTGCGGCCGAGCAGGCCGCACGCTCCGCCCTCGACAACGCCGTCCTGCCGCACACGATCGTCCTGGTCGCTGTCGACGGGTGCTGCGACGGCATCAGCGACCCCGGCGACCACCTCGCCTACGCGTCATTCGCCCGCCCGGACCTCGGCGTCATCCTCAACGACGAGCACCGCGGCATGGCCGCCACGCTCAACCGGCAGGCCACCTACCACGTCGGCAGCGGCCTGTACCTCGACCACTGGCCGTCCTGCACGTGCCGCCATGCCTGCCACGCCACCACGCACGTGGGCTTCATGGGCGACGACCACCGCGTGCGCACCAAGGGCTGGGACGCACAGCTCGCCGAGGCCGCCGGATGGTGGGGCATCGCCTACGGTGACGACCTCATCCAGGGCGCGGAGCTGCCCACCTCGGTGGTGATGTCCGCCGACATCGTGCGCGTGCTCGGCCACATGGTGCCACCCGTACTGGGGCACCTGTTCGTGGACGACTACTGGAAAGCCCTCGGCCAGGGCATCGGCGCGCTCACCTACGTGCCCGACGTCGTGGTCGAGCACATGCACCCGTCGGCGGGAAAGGCCGAGCTGGACGCATCCTACGAGCGCACCAACCACCCCGACCAGTACGAGCGCGACGGTGACGCGTGGCGGCAGTACCAGGAGGCCGGTCACCTGGCTGCGGACGTGGCAGCGGTGTGCGCGCAGGCCGACCGGCAGCGCTGGATGGGTGTGCTCACGCTGCCCGACGCGGTGGGGTCGCGGTGACGGGGCCGAACGTCGTACCGGCCAACGTGTGCCAGTGCAAGCGCCCGCTGATCCGCATGGACCTGGTTTCGCCCGGCAAGCGGCTGCCGCTGGTGCTCTGCGCGTACTGCGACATGGGCGCGCCCGCCGCCGGGCCGCCGATCCTGATGGAGTACCTACGTAAGGGGCACCGATGAGCTGGGCACCCTCGTCGCGCCGGGAGCGCGCGCCATACCAGGGCCCCCACTGGCACGCCGTGGAGGTGGTCAGCCGGATCCCCGGGGAGCGTTACCCGATGCGCCGATCTGTCGAAGGATCGTCCACCACGACAGTCGCGTGGCTTCGCGCCCTGGCTGACGAGATCGAATCAAGGGAGAACCGATGACCATCCCCGAGAGCGGCCAGCACCTGGTCGCGTCGGCCGCTGAGCTGCCCGAGCGGCCCGCCGTCGCCTCCACCACCCCACCACCTGCGAGTGGGGCGAAGCCGCCGTCCCCGACGGCCGTGCGCTGGCACCGCCTGTCGATCGAGAGCACCTCCCCGGATGGCGACACCATCACGCGCCGGGCTGAGGGCGATGACTCATGGGTCGCCGCAAGCCTGCGCGCCCTGGCCGACCAGCTCGACCCGCCGCCCGCGCCGCAACCGGTGATGCGCCCGCCCGGCCGCGGGCCCATCATCCGGGAGCGCACGGTACCCGGCCTCGTGGCCCTGCCGCCGTCGTCGGACGTGCCGCGCCGGGACCCTATGTCGCTGGGCTGAGATGACACTGTCTCGGGGTCGCTCCTATGATCGAATCAGCAGCGACCCCGAGGAGTGATGACCATGGCACGCGGCAGGCCGAAAGCGAGCGGACCCGAAGCTCAGGCGATCCAGGACCGCCGCATGCGCGCGCTCGCGCTGCGCCGGGAGGGTCGGACCGTGGCCGCCATCGCGGAAGCGCTGGAGACCACGGCGGCCCGCATCACCGGTGACATGAAGTGGCTGCGCGAGCAGGGCTTCGACCTCGGCGAGGGGTACACGGGCCGCGCGCTGCCCCCGCCCGGCTCGGGGGTGCTGCAACTGCGCACGGTGGCCGCCGACGACGACGAAGCGGCCGTGCGCCGGGAGGTCAACGACCGGCGGATCCAGGGCGAGAGCATCCTGATGATCTCCATAGCGATGAAGATCACCGCGCAGGACGTGCGCCGCCACATCCACGACGCCGCCCGGCTCGCGCAGGAGGGCGACATCGAGACCCGGCGCGAGCTGGAGCTGGCCCGCCTGGACTACATGCTGCTGAAGCTGCGCGAGGGCATCGAGGTAGGCGACCCGAAGTCGATCAACGCCGCTGCGCGGGTGGTGGCCGAGCGGTGCAAGATCCAGGGCCTCTACCGCCCGATGCAGGTCGAGCACACCGTCATTACCATCGACATGATCGATCAGGAGATGAAGCGGCTCAATGCCGAACTGGCCGACCTCGACCAGGTCATCGAGGGCTCCGAGGTCTACGGACTGCCGCCGGGCGACGGCCGGTGAACGACGCCGAGACGCAGGCGCGCCGGGAGGCCATCCGTGAGCAGATGGCGCGCTTGGAGCGCCTGCGCGCCGCGAAGGGCGTCGAGCGGGAGCGGGAGGCCGCCGAGGCGCGGCGCTACATGTACGACCCCGTGGGCTGGATCAACCGCTACCTGTTGTACCGGCCAGAGCAGGGCATGACCCCCTACCAGTCCGAGATCGTGGACCAGTTGGCCAAGCGCAAGCGCGCCGCCGTAAGGGGCCCCCACGGCCTCGGTAAGACCGGTATCGCCTCCATGGTGGTCCTGTGGTTCACACTCACCCGCGAGGCCGCAGGGATCGACTGGAAGGTGATTACGACCGCGTCAGCGTGGCGGCACCTCACGAAGTACCTCTGGCCCGAGATCCACAAGTGGGCGCGCGGCGTCAACTGGCCAGACCTCGGCCGGGCCCAGTTCAGCGAGCGCGAGGAACTGCTCGACCTCACCCTGAAGCTGAAGTTCGGCGCGGCCAGCGCCGTGGCGTCCAGCAAGCCCGAGTTCATCGAGGGCGCGCACGCCGACTCCCTGCTCTACCTCATCGACGAGGCCAAGGTGGTGCCCGACGAGTCCTGGGACGCCATCGAGGGCGCGTTCTCCGGCGGCCGGTCCGACGGTCTGCCCGAGGCGTTCGCGCTCGCCATCAGCACCCCCGGGCCGCCCCGCGGCCGGTTCTACGAGATCCACACCCGCAAGCCGGGCCTGGAGGACTGGTGGGTGCGCCACGTCAAGCTGGAGGAGGCCGTGGCCGCTGGCCGGATCTCCCCCGAGTGGGCCGAGCAGCGCCGCCGCCAGTGGGGCGAGGACTCGGCGCTCTACGCCAACCGCGTGCTGGGCGAGTTCCACGAGGGCGACGAGGACACCCTCATCCCGCTGTCCTGGATCGAGGCGGCCATCGAGCGGTGGCGGGCGTGGGACGACGCCGGGCGGCCCCCGCTGGACGGGCGGCACTTCAAGGGCGTCGACGTGGCCCGCGCCGGTGGCGACTCGACCATCATCGCCCACCGGGTGGGTGTCGCCATCACCGAGCTGGAGCCACACCGGCGCGAGGACACCATGATGACCACCTCGCGCATCATCCCGCTGGTGCGGCGCGTCGAGGAGGACGGCGAACCGGCCTGCTGGCCGGTGGTGGACTCTGCTGGCGTCGGCGGCGGCGTGGTGGACCGGCTGCGGGAGCTGAAGCTTCCCGTGCTGGCCTACACGGGCGCAGAG